TCACTCCATTGGGTAAAGGGTGGGTACCTGGCTCCAGCGTACCGAAGGGCCTAGCGACACCGTGTGAGGGGCCCCGTATAGGCCGCGAATACCCTCTCTCACCCCTTACATGGGATGGGGGAGACTGGGTAAGACGAACCAGGCCTATACCCGCTAAGGAGATTTCCGATGCCTGTAGCAAGTAGTGTAATCACCTTCGATGTCAAGGACTGCAAGGTCTATCAGATGCTGACCGACCCTGCGTCGGCGGCGATGACCTTCACAAGCCCCGGCATCGACGTACCCGGTATCCAGGAAGTATCTCTGGAGCCGAACTTCATCACCGCAGAGTTGAAGGGTGACGGCGGTTCCGTGCTTGCCAAGAAGGGCAAGATCGACCGTCTCAACTTCTCCTGCACATACAGCGAACTTTCGCTGGACGTTCTGGAAGTCCTCCTGGGCCAGGACAACACTGGAGCAGGTTCTTCCGGTACCTACACACAGACCATGGGGTTGGACGACACGTCGCTGCCGTACTTCATGATCGCCGTCCTCATGGACGACCTCCAGCACTCGGCTGGCGACACTCCGGCCACGGTTGTTCTGACACTCCAGAAGTGCCAGTTGACCGGCGGTTCACTGCTTGGCGGTTCGACAGACTCGTTCAGCAGCCCGACGTTCACCGCTGAGGCGATTCTGCCCTACGGCTACGCCACGGCCAGCATCGTTCGCATGGGCGACATCGAAATCGCCGAAACTGCGGCAACTCTCTAAGCACAACACCTAGCGGGTAGCGAGGGACGGCGGCTGTGAAGTCGCCGTCCCTCCGCGCGTAGGTGTACGCTTCCCGCATGGATTACACACCAGCGGTGCTACGGAACAAGGGTGTCCCTGTTCGGATTGCCAGACTCGAAGGCGAAAAGGGTTCATTCGCACAGGTCCGCGACTCCGAGGGGAACGTCGAGAGCGAAGAGTTCTTCGTAAGGTTCACCCACAACACGATCGCTGACATTGAGGAACTATGGGAGGGCCTGCCTGATTGGCAGGATGCGATGGCTAATAAGCCAATCTCCACCTTGCGCCGCACCTTTGCCCTGCTGATGGGCAGGGGAGTGGAAGAGGCTGGTTTGTCCCTTCTTGAGGGGGAGTTGGGGACTTACAACAACGCTATTGGGACGGCTTGGGCGTTGGCCAACGGCGTGGACCCTACCGTGGCGAGCAGGCTGCTCGCACAAGCGCAAGTGGCGACGGAGTCGCAGATCACGATGCTGAACGAGGAACTCAAGACGACCCTGGCGGAAGCCGAAGAGGAACAGAAACAGATGAAAGGTACCGGTACCCCTGGCAAGAAGCCATCAGCGCCTGGTGCCAAACGCACCAAAGATTCCAAGACTTCTGGGAAGCCAGCCCCGGTCAAGTCATAGCAGCGGTTTCTGTGAAGGACCGCGGGAAGAAGAAGGCCAGGAAAACGAGCGATCTGGCGGCGTTCGTCGCGTCTGCTAGGGGACGTGTGCCTACGTCCGAGGTCCAGGAATCCCGCCACGACTTCGCTAGTCAACGACCAGCAGACTCGACGGGTTGAGCCTGCTGCCTCCATGGGGGAGAATGGTGTAAATGGCTGGTATCCCGCTTCCACCCCTCGTACAGAGGATTATCCTAGACCCCTCGGGGCTCGCGGCAGGTTCAGCCGCGGCCTCGCGGGCGGTAGCCCCGGTTGGCAAAGCCGCGACGAAGGCCGCCAAGGCCGTTACGACCATGAGTACGAGCATGAACACTTTGTCGTTCCGTGCTCAGACGACAGGTCGGCTGCTCTTTAGGAACATCGGTCTGCCCCTGCTGGCTATTGGTGGTTTAGCCCTCAAGACGTTCACGACCTTTGAGAGGTCGATGGTCAAGATCGAAGCGTTGGTGGGTATTAGCGCCGGCGCGGTCGAAAACTTCACTGAGAAGGTGAAAGAGGTCGCTCGTGCGACCGGTCGTGGCCCTCAGGAACTCGCAGACGCCATGTTCTTCGTTACATCCGCTGGTTTGCGTGGCGCTGCCGCCCTAGAGGTTATGGAGGCATCGGCGAAGGGTGCCGCTATCGGCCTGGGGGAAACCTCCGTTGTGGCCGATGCCGCCACCTCGGCCGTCAACGCTTACGGCTCAGAGAACCTCAACGGCGCTGCCGCCGTGGACATTCTCACCGCGGCCGTTAGGGAAGGCAAGGTCGAAGCCACCAGATTGACGCCCGCCATCGGCAAGGCGATTCCAGTGGCCTCAGCCATGGGCATCCAGTTCCATGAGGTGGCAGCCGCTATCGCCGCCATGACCCGTACCGGTACCGACGCCAGGACATCGGCCATCCAGTTGCGCCAGATCATGCAGTCCATCCTGGACCCGTCACGCCAAACAACCACAGCGTTGAAGCAGATGGGTGTCGCCGAGGGTGAACTCGCCGACATAGCCCGCAGGAAGGGCCTCCTGGTCGTTCTTACGAAACTGCGGGACCTTTCCAAGGACAACGCCGAAGCATTCGCTGACGTGTTCCCCAACGTGCGTGCTCTCGCTGGCGCTATGGACATCACCGGTGAGAACTTGCAGGAGAACACCCAGATTTTCGCTGAACTGGCTAACGCCGCCGGTGATACCGACCTGGCCCTCCAGGCCGTCCAGGACACTGTCTCTCACAGGATGCTTCTCGCCGTAGCCGACTTGAAGGTTTCCTTCACCGAACTTGGTCAAGCGATGGTCCCGCTGGTTGACATCGTGACAAAGACCATCAAGGCCGTTGCCAAGATTTTCGAGTGGGTTGCCACCCACGCCGTGGTGCTCAAGTTGGTAATGGGTATCGCCTTGTTGACAGCAGCAATGGGGTTGAGCCTCATAGTGGCTGGGCGTCTGGCCCAGGCGTTTATCTTCCTCCAAGCCGCCATGGTGAAGACCACAATCGCCAGCGCTGGTCTTGGTGTGGCCTTGAGGGGCCTCCTGATTACTAGCGGTGTCGGCATCGCCATCCTGGCTCTCGGAGCGGCCCTGGCCTTCTTGACAGGTGGCTTCTGGGGCTTCGGCAACGAGGCCAAAACGGCGGCCCACTCGGCGCGGAACTTGCGTGACGAGTTGCGTGATGTGCGTATCGCCGGCGAGGAAGTAATCAACCCGATCAAGGACATCACTGGTGCGTTGAAGGAGTTTGTCGACACCTCAGAATCAGCCCGTTTCGCCTCCCGGTTCATAACCGAGTTCCAGCAGGGCATTGACGACGCCCTGGACATCTCCCAGACGGCTGGTGCTTTCCAGTCCGAAGAAGCGCTTATGACGTACTTCTTCGGCCGCGGTGACACCCCAGCGGTGAGGGCGGCCTTGAAGGAACTGGTTCGCAACATGGTTAGCGATATTGGGCCGATAATCGACGCTGAGGGGAACAGGTTGAAGGTTGACCCCTTCATGCGGCTCTTTGGCGGGACCACTGCCGATGGTGGAGTCGTGAATGAGGAGCAACTCAGCGCTTTCCTTGCTGGGGACGAGGTCGTGGAGAACGTCATCGCCGCAGCGAAACTCAAGGGGCGCGTGGCGGCGGACCATCTGGTTATGGAACGAGAGGCCCTGAGAGAGGCTTACGCAGACGCCATTAGCGGCAACATGGACGATGTCGTTTTCACCTCGGAGACACTCCTCAGCAAACAATCCGGCGCCGACCCCTGGGTGAGAAGTCTCGGACAGTTCCTCGACAGCGGGTTCTTCGACCCAGCGGTCCTTGAGGAGTTGATTTCGGGGAAGCGGGACGACTGGGTAGAGCAAATCGGCATAGCCCTCCAAGCAGAGGCTCTGGACATGGGCAGCGTCCTTGATGTCGATTTCTTTGATGTCCAATGGGGCCCTGCGGGAGGCCCAGAAACGGTCCTTGACGAGGTGTTGAGCGGTGTGGTCGGTGCCTCCGAAGCGATTGGACCGTTCGCTGACGATATGGCCCAGGCCCTGAGAAGCGGTCAAGTGGGCGACTTTGTCTCACTATGGCACGGGTTCGCAGCCGGTATCACCGAAGCGTCTATGGCAGCGCAGGGGGCTGGCGCCTCCTTAGAGGTTGCTGAACGCGACTTGAACAACGTGTTCGTGGTCTTGAAAGAGCATCTCAAAGAGAGTTTCACCGACATCCCCGACGAGGTCTGGGAAGGCGCTGAGACTTTCGGGCAACTGATGTCCGCCATCGATACAGCCGCCACGGTGAGGGTTGGGGGCCAGAGCAACAACGCAATAGCGCACTTTGAGGACATCTCCGCTGCCTACTCCTTGGCTATCGGCAACATCACGCACCAAAACGCCAGGCTCGGCATTTCCATGTCTGCCTCCGGTGTCGAAACAGCGGCGATGCAGGTCATCATGGATGAGTGGCTGAGCACCACGCTTGCGGACAGCGAGTTGGTAGCGGGCGTCGGCACCATCGAGAGTGCTTTTGCGGAACTGGAAACCAGGTTCTCGTCGGCGGATAAGGCGGCGAAGCAACTCAACAGGCGTTTCGATGATCTGATCGGCCGCAGCATGGGGGTTGGTGAAGCCCAGGATGAACTCAACACGGGCTTGGTCGAGATGACCGAAGCGTTCCATGAGAACGGTGTGGGTATGGATTCCCAGACGGAGATCGGGAAGAAGAACAGGGAGATGCTCCGTCAGAACATCGAGGCTTCCATCGAGTGGGGGGAGGCGATCATTCGGGCTGGCGGCGACTCTGAGGAAGCGGCCTCGCAGGTCGAAGCGGCACTCGGGGCAATGCTGGGTAACGCTTTGGCCCAAGATATGGACCCTGAGGAATTGAAGAAGTTCTTCGAGGCTGAGGGGTTGACCTCCGAGAACATTGCGCTTCTGTTCGCAGACGATGACGACGAGATTCCAGCGGCGATGCAGGACGTTCTCGACGGCATCATAAACACGTCGGAGATGCACGATTGGACAAAGGGCCTGGCCTCAGGTTTGGGCGACGATGTTGCTATTGGGTTCATTGGCGGCATGCAGGGGGCGACCCCTGCGGTTATTGCCGCGGCCCGCAAAATGATCCAAGAGTCCCACGAAGCCATGAGGGACAAGGCCCAAACCGATTCGCCATCCAAGTTGTTCTGGATGGTGGGCGTAGACATCGGCCAGGGTGCAGCAGATGGCATTGAGTCCAAGTCCCACTTGTTCCACTTCCAGGGTAGGAATATCGTCCAGCAGGTAATAGACGGTGTGCTTTCCGAAGTCCCCAAGTTCGAGAGCGTAATGAAGGACTTTGTTGATGCCGCCATGAGCGCGGCCCGGCGTCGGATGGACACTGTCGGCGGGGCTATCAGCGCTGTTCTCGACTTGGAAGAGGCTAAGGCCGCCTTAGCGGAGGCCACGCTGCGACACGGTGGCACGGGTGTTGATACCGCCTTTGAGCGGTTGACTGGCTCCAAACTGGACAGGAACCTGGCCTCCGCGGAGCGTGCTCTCCGCCTCGGCCAGGGCAACATGGAGGACCTCCAACTTGCTGTCTTTGAGGCCGAGTTCGCTATTTCGGAGTTCGACCGCAGGGCCGAGTTGGGGGCGGAGGTCACAAGAGCCCAGTTGGGCACTATGGACGCTGGGGCGACTGTGGTAGAGACCCAAACCGAGTTGCGGATCGAGGGCGAGGCGGCCGTCGAGACATTCGAGGCCATGGGGGCTGCCGTCGGTCTCACCAATGAGAATCTGACTTCCTTGGCGGGGCTAAGAGCCGACGATGGTGGCCTGTGGTCGCAGATGACCTCGCCAGAGTTCCAGGCGGCTGTAGCGGCGATCGCCCAGGACATGAAAGATTTCGTCACCGCCGCCGAGATGGCTGACGGGCTACCTATCCCGGTCCTCCAGATGGGTGACATAGACACGTCTGGGGGCAACTTTGGTGCACCAGGTATCTCCCCGTCGATGTTGGCCTCCTTGTCCGAACCAGTCGCTGGCGCCTTTATCCCTGGGTCGGGGCCCGGCCAGGGCCATCCGATGGCCTCCGCCGCCAACTTCCAGAGTGGGTCTATCCAAAACCAGGCGAACATCACGATCATTGCCTACCCAGGGGCTACCCCAGACAAGCAAATCGGGCAATCTATCGGGAATGTAATCAAGGACAATGTGGAGAAGGGCTTCCTCGACGGGTGGCTGATAAACGCGTTCAATCTCCAGGACACTCCCTCCGTTCCCTCCCTACCCATTCACGCCTCCCCTTATGGCGGACCCTCCTAAGGAGTCCTCATGGCAACAGTAGAGACTTATTCGATCTTTTCGGCGACACAGCCAACAGCGCTGTTGCTTGATGGCCAGGCGTTCACCCTCACCGCAGTCACGCAAAACACGCCTGTTATGCGAGGCGAGAATGTGATCCCAGCAATGGACCACGGTCTTCGGTGGCGTGAGAAGCGTATGGGTGGCCGGCAGGAAACATGGGAGATGTGGGTGTCTGGCGAATACAACTCGGCTGGGGCCCCGCTTACGGCACTTGGCGCCAGGGAGGCGCAGTTCAACGCCAACTGGGAAACCCTGATGGGTGCGCTCACAACCACTAAGAAGGCGGATGGTTTCGACGCCCCGTTGAAGGTTATGAGGACGATGAAGTTCACGCCGGCTAGCCCTACGACCGTGTACAGGTTGAACTACGGCGAAGTCAACGGGCCGATCTCCACAGGGGATCACGGCACGTGGAATCACACACAGTTCTCCGTGCCGATTCTGTATGTCGATCCTCGCTGGTATTTGTGCAACTCGTCTGGGGTCAAAATCGCCGCAACACCGATCACCGGTGTCACCGATCCTGGTGGGACGGCTCTAATGACCGACATGGTGATAACCCTGACCACTGTTGGTGCCGATAGGACCATCACGAACGCCACGACGGGGAGCACACTGACGTTCTCCGGCACCAACAGTGGGACTATCGTGATCGACACAAAGAACTACACGGTGACAGACGGCGGGAGCAACGCCATCGGTTCTTTGACCCGTTCAGGGTCGTCAACGACCGACTGGTTTCAGTTGCTTCCAGGTGTTTCTAACGCCATCTCTTCCAACTCGGCGTTTTCGATTGCGTATACTAAAGCGTATATCTGATGCCAGATGTCGCCCCGTGGGACATTTGGGTTGTCAACGCCACCACGCTGGCGAAGGTCGCCTACGTCTCAAACTGGAATGACTGCACATTCGGGGATCAGGTCAACGACCCTGGTCACGGCGCAGTCAACCTCGATTATGACGAGCCCTGGCTAACCACCTTCTACAACGACAACAGCGAGTTCCCCTGGGAAGGGAACTACGCCGTTCAGATTTACCGCAGTGGGTCTCTGGTTTTCACGTTCCTGATCGAAGAGGCCGAAATCGAGTACGCGGGGCCACGCCGACGCGCCGTTATGGGTGGTCGCGGGTTGGCTGCTTGCCTGGAATGGGCGATTGTCATTCCCGAGAAGTACGACGATGGCCTTGTTGTAAGTGGCAACCTTGACCCTGACGCCCTTGTTGAGGTTATGGGCAGAGGGTTCGGAGCCACCCACAACGTGCAGGCCGACCTGGAAACGCAGGCTGGGGACACGATGCCCAGGCACGGCACCATGGGCGACCCAGAGTCGTATCACGGGCCGAAGTACAAGGCTTACGGCGGTGGGGCGTTCGTCCACCTATTCAATGAAGCAAACACCGGCCTGCCGGCCACAACGGCCCTGTGGTTGGACACCGATTCGACGCCAGGCGGCACCCGTGGTGTCGAAGCCTGGACGACTGTCACCCTGGCGACCCTCGTTGGTGGGGGTGGTGCCGGCGACCGTAACGGCGACGCCGTTGATTGGCCTCTGAGCCTGTCATCGAACCTGTCCGAGCGGTACGACTCGAACGGCACGAGCACAGCCAACGAATGGAGTTACACGAGTACCTACACCGCCGATGACGTTCAGTGGCTGTTCGATTTACAGACAGGGCAGAACTACTTCCAGGTGCTCAACGAGTGTGTCGCCAAGACGGCCAACTCGCAGTGGAGGGTCGCCCCCAACGGCGAGATTTCGATAGCGAAACTTCTCGGCTCTGACCTGTCAGCCACCGTGATGCTCACCGTCCCGCAGGCAGTTCGTTCTGCTAACTCGCTTCGCCGCACCGACCTGCGGACCTCCATGTTCATCTCCAACGATTTCGTCTTCGAGAGGGCAAACGACACAACCGCTGAGGCTACGTATGGCCGGCGGGAAGGGTTCGTCAAGTACGACAACACCCATGGCCAGTCGAACATCGACGCAGCCAATCAGGCTCTGAACGAGGTCAAGGATGTCCTCGATGAGTTCACGTTTCAGTACGTCGAAACGGACACCACGGAGGCGTGGACTGACTTCGGCATTTCTGACACGGTCAAGATCGAGTACGAACCTGGCGTCTTCTCATCCCGCCAGGTTGTCGGGCTCTCAGCAAATGTCAGCCCAGAAGAGTTCGCTGTTGAGATAACGATCGGCGAGGTCGTCGACAACGTCATTGCCCGCTTGAGGAAGGTGGAGGAAACCGAGCAGTATTCCCCGCAGATCACCCAGGCGAACGCCTATTCGAGTGGCAAGCCAATGGCGCCGCTCAACATTGTCGCCGTCGCTGGGCAGGAGGGCGGGGACCGGTTCGCGACGGTCACCTTTGACCAGCCGAAGGGCTGGGAGAACGAAATGCTGCTGTATGAAGCCGTGGTCAATCCGGTCGACGCTCCCACGAAGACGTACCGGCGGACCACGTCAGTCAATCGCCGCAGCACCCAACAGGAAGTCGTCATTCACGGCTTACCGTCAGGGCCTGAGGGCAAGGAGTACGAGGTTAGCGCCCGGTCGGTTACCAAGACGCAACTCATAAGCGACTACCACGTAGGGGACGACTTCACTGTCGCTGCGTCCAGTCTCGATGACGTGACAGGCGAATCCGATGCGCCTGATGAGGTGTCTGGCATCTCATTGTTCCCGATGTTGAACGCGATCCTGGTCAAGTTCAGCGATCTGAACGGTGGGAACGATCATGCGATGGTCGGGAACCGTGGGCGCTACGAAATCCAAATCTCGAACAACGAATCAGGGGGCACCAACGGGAGTTTCAGCGAAACCAGCGGCAACGAGTGGACTCAAACCTTCGGCCTCCAGGAGTCCGGTTGGGATGAAGACGACGCTCAGACCTTCGTCGTCCCCAGCGGAGACGGGTTCATCTGCGCTGGGTTGAAGTCGGAATCACCCGCGAGAAGGCACTTTGTCAGGGTCAGGGCGGTCAACTGGGACAACACGCCGCAGGACGACTGGTCTGTGGGTTCAGGGGAGTATTCCGAATGGGTGGACCTGGACCTCGATGACCAGTCGCAACTCGGGGTGATAATCGGCAAAGAGGGCATCTACGCAACCCACATCAAGGCTGGGACTATCGACACCACGCGTATCGACACCGGCACGCTGACAGCGTCTAACGCTGACATAGGCCAGATTTTCACCTCTGCGATCAGGATGCCGCAGCCTGCCACCGCCGAGGATGCCGGCGAGTTGAACGACGGCACAACCGGCAACGAGATGACGTTCAACATCGACCATGACGGCAACATTTGGTGGGGGAACTACGCCGACATTGACGATGCTAAGGCGGGTACGAACGCCGACACAGCCAACGGCACTGACGCTGCAACCTCTTGGATTGACAATACGGGCGATGTCCAGTTCATAGGCAGGATTTCCACTGGTGCGGGGTCCGCAACCGACATCTTTGCGAACGGGAACGCTGGCGAGCCCCGCATGGTCATCGGTGACAACACCACCGACCTTGGTTTCGGGGGTAGCAGCGGGGGGTACGGGTACCTGTTGGGCTTCACCGCTAACTCCCTTGAGGCCATTCCCGGTCACACCGTTTTCACAGAGGAAAGGTGGATCGACGGGGACACCTCCTCCGCTTGGACGGGTGCCGCCTACTTGGTGGCTCCTCGTTTCCATAGTGGGTTCAAGTACGCGGGGGTCAGACTTCGTGATCCATCGGGTGCTAGTGGTGACGGCGAGGCGATTTTGGTCCACCCGAAGGACATGGACTACATGGGTCTCATCATGGGGGCGAGGCCCGAAGCCACCGGCACCGCCTACGCCGAGGTAACGGGTGTCGTTACCGCTCCCGGCGGGTTCAAGATCACAAGCCACGCCATCGCTACCGGTACGCCCGGTGGGTTGACGTTGGATTCCGGCACTCCGGCTACTGGTGATGACGACACCGGTGCGGCCAGGGTCAAGTTGTGGAACGACGGTGGTGACCTCATGTGGGGCGACACCAACGTCGGTGGTGGCAGTGGCGACATCACTGCGGTGACCACGGCCGCGACCTCCGGCTTGGCGGGCGGGGTACTTACAGGGGCCGCTGATTTGAGTCTCGATTTCAACGGTTTGGATACTGGGACTTCTGTGGTGGCAGGGGGCCTTGCTTCCGACTATGTGGCCTTCTACGACTCCTCAACCAGTTCTCACAAGAAGGTCCGATTTGCCAACATCGCCCATTCGTGGTTCAAGGCGGATGGGTTGGCCGACATGGGTTCAAGTAACACGGCCACATCCGATTTGTTGATGGTTTATGACGACAGTGCGAGTCTCGCCAAGAAGGTCGATCTCGCTGAAATCATCGCTTTGAGCCCACAGGGCACCGTTACAGCGGTCGACGTGGTCGCCGATCGCGGCTTGTACCTGTCGGGGGCATCCAGCCCAACCCCGTCTATTGGGCTGAGTCTGTTGACTGCTTTGGATGAGATCACCCCGGTCGTTGGCGATTGGGTGGCGATTCACGACAACTCCCTTGGCTACGCGAAGCGGGTGACGATCCAGGACATAAACGACCTGGGCCCACAGGGCGACATCGAGACTGTAACGGCAGGCTTCACGAGCGGCATGTCAGTCACCAGCGGCACAGGCCCCATCCCAGACATCTCTCTGAATCTGGGGAAACTGGGAGAAGTGCTAACCCCGACGTTGGGCGACAAGGTCGGCATTTACGACACCTCCCTCGCCACTACGGGGTACTGCACGATTCAGGACATCAACGATCTGGGTCCGCAGGGCACAGGCGACGGTGACCTCACCGCCGTAACAGTCAGTATCACGAGTGGCCTCTCCGTCACTAGCGGCACTGGCCCTATCCCAGACATCTCTCTAAACCTGGGGAAACTGACATACGCAACCCCGGTGGTCGGTGACAAGGTCGGCATTTACGACAACAGCGCCGCCGTTACGCGGTATTGCACGATTCAGAACATCCTCGACCTGGCCGCTGCTGGGGATGGTGATGTCACTGGCATCTTGACTGGCGCCACTTCCGGCCTTTATACCGTTTCTAGCGGCGGGCCAATCCCTGACATCAGGCTTGATTTGTCACGGCTGACTGCTGGAAGCCTGCACTGGGGCGACTACATAGCCATGCACGATGTCTCCGCTAGCGGGACTTACAGGACCACCGCGCAGGATATTGCCGACATCGCCATTACCACGCACCTGACGAATGGTGGGATTTGGCAGACGGGCGCTAACGGCACAATCGGAATCAGTTTCAGCAACATGCTCGCCTACCCGACGCCGACGACGACCGATCTTCTGATGTTCTACGACTCGTCGACCGCAGGCGTCTCGTACCAGACCATCTGGTCAATCCTCGCCCTAGCCCCACAGACCACAGCCTTCACAAATGGTGGGCTTTATACGAGCACTACTTCGTCCGCGTCCGGCACAATGAAAATCAGTTTTGGCAATATGACGTTATCGACAGCGTCAGCAGCCGATCTTCTGTGCTTCCAAATCGGCTCCTCTAACGTCGTTGGGTACAACTCCGTCGCGAACGTGCTCAACCTGGTGGGGGGCGCAACTACCCCGGTTACGCATGACTTCTATTTGAGTGGTAGCCGCATCATTCAAGCCACTGGGAACCTCTACATGCGTAGTGGCTCGGGTGCCAACTATGGGGCTGTCGCATGGTCAAATGGCGTGACAAGCCTTTATTACGCGACTGGTACTCAGTTGCAGACTGGCACCAGCGGCGTTTCGATCCACGGCGTCAATCTCTGGCCCTCCACCCACAACACCCAGAATCTTGGGTTGTCGGGGAACTGGTGGAAGTATTCGTACCACTACAAGATGGACGCTTCGGTGTTGCCCAGTTGGTCTGGTACCGGTTGGTACATGTGGATAAACGACGCCGATCAGGTGATGAGAGCGACATCATCGGAGCGTGTCAAGACGGGCGTCACCACGATTTCGCCAACGGACGCCTTGGCTCGAATCAAGGGTCTCCGGCCTGTTGAGTTCACACCCACGAACAACCCGAGTGATCTGGTAATCGACGACCTGTGGCAGTATGAGCGTTTCAAGGGCTTCATCGCAGAAGAGGTGGCGGTGGTAGACCACGATTACGGCGTGTGGAACTGGTGGAAGTCGGATGACCCTGAGAGCGAGGGCTACGACAAGACGCTGCCTAGCCTCTGTTCGATCCAAGACGAGTGGACCGAAGAAGAGGTCACCGCCTACTACGATCTTGACAAAGCGAACCCTGTCATGTTCGATGTCCACGCCATTTTGGCCGACTCTGTCGCTGCCATTCAGGCGCTAGAGGCCCGCATCGCGGTCCTGGAAAGTTAGGAGTAGGATAAGACAATGGCTCACTTGGCATTAGCAGCAACCATCCCTGACGGGCAACTTGAAGCGTTCGACGTTTACCTCGGTAACTCGAACGCGTCTGAGGCCGACAGGCTCACAGCGGTCGGCACTTGGCTCCAGAGGATGGTGGACGAGGAACTCTGGAACATGGCCAGGCAAGCCGCTTTGGCGGCGGTTGCTGATCCCACGGCGTAGACTCCCCTCCATGCCAGACCCAGAAATCGACGTTCAGAACGTCATCAACCGACTCACCAATCAGATCGCTCAGATGACAGCCGAGATCGCTGTCAAGGATGCCCTGATCGAGGCCTGGAAAGCCCAGGCTGACGCCCAGGACAGCGTCGTCGCTGAACCGGTGCCCGCCGAAGACTAAGACTGATGCCATCGACCGCGTACCGGTATCGACTCGGGTGCGCGGTCCCTCTCCTTGAGACGGCGCAGGACCTCGCTCTGGGGATTCGGCTGTTTGATAAAGACGCCCATGTCCACATCAAGGAGTCCGGTGAGGACGACTTCTGGGACATCGTGGCCCTGTTCAACCTGGGTGGCGGGAAGGCGGCGTTCGGGGTGCTGTCTCTGCTGTTCGCGAACGCTGTTGAGCAGGCGGGCGGTCGGGAACTCTCCTAGGTGTTGTGTCTACTGCCAAGCGGCGGTATAGTTCCCCTACACGATCCCCAGTAGGAGGAGCAAGACATGGCGCAGATTGCCGAAGACTACGTATCACCTTCCGTCCGTTGGGGGGTCCTCAAGCAGGACTACCCCGAAGCGATCGCCGAGTTTTCCGAGATGACGGGAGTCGAACTTGGCATCCCCGAGAAGTTCGGGGGCTCCGACAACTACTGCGTCGCGCAGATTCTCCTGCGCCCCACAGACGAGTTGCCCATCGTCGGGTACAAGCCGTTCTCCGACGCCAAGTCCAACAAGAACGACCACCCGTCCGACGCGTGGAACATCTTGTGCACCAAGGCCCTGGGGCGCGCTCTCAAGAGGGCCGGTTACGCCGACACTGCTGGGGAGATGAAACTCATCGTCCAGTACAAGCGGCGGAACGCCGAACACGACGCGATTCGTGGTGGCGGTTCACCCGACGCCGACCACGAACACGTTGTCGAGGGGCTCACCGAGAAGGTGGGGGTCCCTGAGTTCGCCGTCCACATCGAGAACGACGAGGTTGTTTACTCCGACGATTGGGAGAGCGACGAGGCGATGGCCAAGGCCCACGTCGAACTCAAGGAGATGGTCAACAATCTGCCTCTTGGCTATGCGGACTCGGCCCGTGAGGCCCACCAGAAACTCAATGGCCGGCAGTGGCCGATCATGAAGGTCAGCCAATACAACTCCGTCTTCAACACCGTCACGAATCTCCACGCTGAGGCCATAGCGGAGATGAGTGAATGAAGTCCCCGTTTGAGGTCCCGGTTGCCGGCGTGACGTTCCGCCCTGGTTACCCGAAGAACCTTTGGGACATCGCCGGTGCCATGGTCGAAGTGTTTGGCAAGACGCCGAGGGTCATAGCGACTCTCGTCAGGGAGCCTGAGAACGAACACGACCCGAACGCCATCAAGGTGCTCGTCGCCGCCGAGCATGTCGGTTACATCCCGTCACGCGAGGCTGGCGGGCTGGCCCCCCTAATGGACGCTGGCGAACGGTGGTGTGGTCTGGTAGACCGTCTTGTCGTTTCACCCGAGAACCCAGAACAACCTGGGCTGAGAGTAAAGGTGGTCAAGGATGAATCTTGACGAACGGATAGCCGAGATTGACGCGATGGCAGGGGAACTCCGCAGGTCGCTCGACATGGCGATCGCCGAGGCCAAGGAGAACGCCGAGGACGCCGTCTATGGCCCCGAGGACACCCTCCAGGGCACTGCGAACTCGATGGTGGACCTCTTGGAGGTCATCAAGGCCCACAAGTCGGTGATGCGCGACGTGGACAACGAAGCGAATCCGACGCTGGTGTCGATCATGGACAACCTGGGGACCCGCAAGTTCGAGAGGGGTGGGCTCCTTGTTGAGAAGAAGCAGTCGTCCTACCGCTCCAACTGGCAGAACAACGTCCTTGTCCGGTCAGTGGTGAATACCGCCATGGACGAGATTGCCGACCGTGAGTACGTCGATCAGGAGACTGGGGAACCGATCAGCGAGCGCGCCATTCTGGCCCCGTGGATCGAAGCCATCGTGGAGCGTCTGCTGGAGTGTGCTGCGTTCCGTGACTGGCGTGTCACCGCCTTGCGTGCCCGTGTCCCTGGGCTCGATCCAGACAACTTTTGTGACGTGAAGCGTTCCACTAAGGCGACGATTTCCAGGGTCAAGAACTGATGGCGATTGAAGTCATGGTCTGGGTTCTGGAGCAGGACAGGAACATCACGACAAACGAGAAGTTCGTTCTCCTGGGGATCGCCAATCACAGCCGGCCAGATGGCACGAACGCGTTTCCTTCGTTAGACACCCTCGCTCGGTACACGCTGCTATCTCGTTCGACGGTACAAAGGTGCATCAAGGAGTTGTTGAGTAAGGGTTTCCTGACCTACGAACCAGGCGGGGGCAGAAAGTCAAACACATACATAGTGACAATGAACTATGCCAAAGTCACCCGTTTAGAGGTTCTTGAGGGGGGTCAGAGTGACACCCCTACAGGGTCAGGCTCTGACCCGGCAGCAGAGTCAAGCCTTGAACTGGCAGCAGGGTCAGGCTCTGACCAAGGAACCGTAATAGAACCGTTATCTACCGAAATAGAACCTCGCGCAAAGAAACGCGACGAGGTCTGGGACGCGATCATGGAAGCATGTGGAGTCAATACTGCGACGATCAACTCCAACGAGCGCGGTCGCTACAACAAGGCCGTGAAACTACTCAAGGAGTCCGGTGCCACCGGCGCCCAGATTCACACGCGGGTGCAGGTGTATCGCCGCAAGTTCAAGGGCGCCTCTGTCACCCCGGTGGCCATCGCCAACCACTGGTCTGAGTTGGACCCGGCGACAGTGAAGGTCGAAGATGTAGTTTCAGCCCCAAAGGGTTGGGATGCAATTAGGCAAGCGAGGGAGGCCCGCGATGGGCAACATCAGACTTGACCAAGATGACCAACCGACCCGTGAGGAACTATTGAAGATTCGCGGCAAGGACTTCAAGCCAGTCCCGATGAAGGTGAGACGCGCAGAACCGAAAGGATCGAAGCGGTGAACACGTTGGACACGGCAGCGATGGTTCAACGGTTCCAGGAGCGCGCTGCGGGAGTACGCAAACGGAACATGCCGCCGATCGCTGGCGCTGAACGTAAGGCGTTTGTCCAGCAGGCTGAGATGGACTATCTGGATTTCGCGCTTATCGGCGACTCTGTAATCAGTTTGGATGCTGGGATTCTGACGGTCGACCTTCGACCCGCTATCTGCGACGCCGCTATTCGTGGCATGGCACCTCTGGAACGGGAAACGCAGGTCGCCATGGAAAACATCTCCAAGTCTGAGCATCGCACCTACGACAACGTCATGAACGCTCAGCGGGAGCAGCGGGCTGATCGGGCACGCGAGGCACTCATAGAGGATGAAGATAGGCCGTCAATGCTCAAGGTGGTAAAGACCACCGAAATCATCAAAAGGCGTATTGGGCTAAGCGGCCCCAACCCCAACTTCGTTTACGGAGGAGAAGCCTAACAATGGGTATTTGGCATGACTCCCGACCACGCTGACTACGTGTTGGCGAAACTCAGCGTGGTGTTTCCCAGCAAGCCCGTGTCTGTTGAAGAGGTCAGGTTCTGGGTGGAGAAACTCGAATCGTTCGAGTTCGACCATGCCATGTTGGCTGTCGGGAAGATCAGCGACACCTGCAAGTGGTGGCCTTCCTGGGCTGAGTTCAAGGAGGTCCTCTTGGCCGTTCGCCCGCGTGTCGTCTATGAGTTGGAACGCCCTGAGGGCAAGCCCGCCACGAAGGAAGAGGCCAGGGCTTACATGGCTGAGATCAGGGAGACACTGGCCCATGGTTGAGAACTGCCCTTATTGCCTGGGGACGGGTTGGGCCCCATCAGACGACACAGCCAACCGCAAGACGGAGTGCGGCTTCTGCGACAAGGGCAAGTGGCACGTGCCACCCTGGGGCACCCCCAGGAAAGGGGTATAAGGTGTCTATGTGGCCAAGCATTGGACGCTCGTTATCGAGGGACCGTTATTCACGCTCAACAGTGAACGGGGCATGCACTATCACAAGAGGGCGAAACTCACTAAGACGTGGAGGGAGGCGGCGTTCGAGGCCGCCCTGGCCGCAGGGGTCCCAAAGATGAAGACAATCGACATCCTGTGTATTCCCCATCGGAAGAATCGACGCAACATGGCCGACACGGGTGGGCACTTCCCGGTGGCGAAGGCGTGTATTGACGGGCTGGTTGACGCTGGGGTTATCCCTGACGATGGACCCAACTTTGTCAAGTCGCTAGAGTTCAGGTCGCCAGTAGTGGATGGTGGGGAAGACAGGGTGATGTTGTACATCACGGAGCGTTCCAGGTGAGTGTCGAACGTCTGCTCCAGGTTGCTCTCGAATCCGAAGACCCGTTGGAAAGAGCGCGCATTCTCAACAACGAGGTCCTGCCGGCCGTTGCTGATCTTCGCCAGTCGATCATCAAAGAGCGCGCCCTGTCGGTCAAAGAGGCATGCGATTTCGGCAACGGTGGCGATGGGTTTACCTACTCTGAGGTAGCGAACGCCATGACCGTTTCCAAACCCCTAGTGCAGCAGATGGTTGCTTTAGCCAGGGAGATACACACCCTTAGGATGGTGTCATCCACCAATGGGAGCATCCGGTAGATGTGGGAGTGGGTCGGCTATGGCGGGCTGTTTGCGGGCGCTGTGCTGGCCCTGGTCCTCTACATGATGATGGTCATTGACCGCAAGGATTGAGTTGTAGGTCGGGTCACCTGCCGGTAGAGTGTGGTCATGACTGACACACTGACTCAAGACACAACCAAGGAAGCCATCTGGATGGCCGTCGTTGCCCTCTCGTCGAACTGCGACGGGGCCAGGGAACAGGACGGTGTCGGGTTCAACGGAACGGACGCCCCATTTGGGAATCGCGCCGCCGAAATGGCGTCCTCCCAGTGGTCTGACGCTCTCACCTACGAGGCGTACACCATGCTCGCCAAGTACGGCAAACAGTTGGAGGACTACGGCTACGTCTATGCCGAACTCCCTGTCCCGAAGAAGGTCCTAGGCGACGGCCGCGACGACGCCCGTCAGGCCGAGCGCAAGCGCAAGTCAGCCGACTCCCGTGTGATCGACAAGATCGTCGATGGACATTTCGTCATCACCTCCACCTATGACACCGCGCTGGTTGCCCAGTTGCGGAAGATCACCGGCGCCCACTGGGTGCCCGACGCGCAGAAGTGGTTCGCCCCCGTCGAGCAGGGTGCCAAGGTCCGCACGTTCGTCGAGACCAACGGCTTCCGCACCAGCCCCGAGGTCCAGGCGCAACTCGACAAGTTCGAGGTCGTCTCGGCTGAGGAACTGACCAGGGTCAAGCGGGACCTCCGCTTCGAGGGCGGCACGTTCGTTATGGACTTCGACTACGACCCCTACCTCGTTGAGGCCGTCAAGGACCTTGCTGGTCGACGGTGGGACACGAAGCGCAAGGTGTGGACCCTGCCCGCCGTGATGGCTCAGTCGGTGGTTGCCCTCGCTGTGAACTTTGACTTCGACTTTGACCCGACGATCCAGGCGCAGGCCATCGAGATGAACTCCCAGGCCGAACGCCGCGCTGTTGCTTCTGAGGCCGACACGTCAACCCTCCACATCCCAGGGATGGGCGACAAGCACCCCCTGACCGGTGAGAAGTTGGCCCTGCACCCGTTCCAGGTGGCAGGCGTCGCTTACGCCGTCGACACGAAGCGCTGTTTCATCGCCGACGAAATGGGCCTAGGCAAATCAGTCCAGTCATTGGCCTCAGTCCAACACGAAAATGCGTACCCCTTGCTGATCGTGTGCCCTGCCACGTTGAAGCACAACTGGGAGCGCGAGGTCCGCATGTGGCTCCCAGGCAAGACCGTTCACATCGTCGACAACAAGGTCGGTGTGAAGAACTCAGATGTGGTGATTATCAACTACGACATCCTTGACAAGCAGAAGGAAGCCCTCAACGCTGTCGGCTTCCAGTCGCTGGTGTTCGATGAGAGCCACTACGCCAAGAACGCCGCCGCGAAGCGCACGAAGGCCCTCAAGGAGATCGCTGAGGGCATCCCGGTCATGGTGCTGGCCCTCACCGGCACCCCCGTCCTGAACCGCCCCGTCGAGTTGGTTTCACAGTTGGAGATTCTCGGACGGATCGAAGATTTCGGTGGCCCGTGGAACTTCAAGAAGCGCTACTGCAACGCCCAGAGGAACGGCTACGGCTGGGACTTCAATGGCGCCTCCAACACCGAAGAGTTGAACGCTCTCCTGCGGCGCACCTGCTACGTGCGTCGCCAGAAGGAGGACGTGATGAAGGAACTGCCACCCAAGGCCAAGTACACCATCGAGACCGACCTCTCGACGGCGAAGGCCAAGGAGTACAGGGCGATGGAGTCGGACACGATCGTGTGGCTCGCAGAAGAGGGTCGCAACTCTGAGTACGCCGACGCTTTGGCGAAGATCATGATTCTCAAGCGTCTCGCCGGCGAAGGCAAGATTGACGCGGCGATGGAATGGATCGACACGTTCCTCGACAGCACCAGTCGCAAGTTGGTCGTGTTCGCCCACCACAAGGCCGTCGTGAATGCCCTGGCCGACAAGTACGGCGGGATGAGGGTCGCTGGCGCCGATTCGATGAAGGCCCGCCAGGAAGTGATCGACAAGTTCCAGAGCGACGACGACGCCCGTGTGATCGTCCTGAACATGAAGGCTGGAGGTGTCGGCATCACGCTTACGGCCGCATCCGACGTTCTGTTCGTTGAGCAGGGCTGGACCCCCGCTGAGCATGACCAGGCCACTGATCGCTGTCACCGAATCGGACAGGACGCCTCGGTGGTGTCGTCGTGGTATCTGCTGGCTGACGGTACGATCGACGACGACATCTTCGAGTTGATCGAAGCCAAGAGGATCGTGGTGGATGCTGTGACTGATGGTGAAGACGATCTGGCCGTGTCGGTGATGAACGGCCTCATCGACAAGTTGGTGAAGCGGGCCAATGACTGACATTCCGAAGTGGCAACTAGCCATCACCGAACGACAGCACCAGGTCAACGAAGAGGCTGCCGGTCTGAGCATCATGCTGGAGAACACCGACGACCACTGGGCAGCGACCATGGCCATGGCCAGGGCGCAGTTCGGTGACGGGAACGAGGACGCGGCCCTGACGGCCTCCATGGCCCATCACGTGGCTGTGTCGATGCTGGCTTCACTGTCGATGCAACTCAACAAGCGCATCCGGGTTTTCTATGGCTGGGAGATGATGGACGAGTCGTCGGTCATCACCGTCGGCGACGAAGGCTTCGTGGCGCTGCATGGGGTGCTCCTGGACGACTCCAGGGACGCCGGCCTGGTCCTAATCACCGAGAAGCATCTGGACGAGCCTGAGACGTTCCCGCCGACGGTCCTCAGGTACTGCTCGATTTACAAGGCCGAGATCATCATGGAGCCTTGCGAATGGGAGGGGATGACGACGTGTCGGCCATAAATCCCCCAGTTTTGGGTCAGTTTGTAATGTCAACTGCCGGTAGGCTGTAGCCATGTCCAGACATCTAGACAAAGGCCCTTGCGCCATCCCCGGCTGCACATGGGAGGAAACCAGCAAGGCCAGCCCCGAGCGCAAGCGCAGGAGGCACAACTCCCCCTATGGATGGGTCTGTCATGGCCACTATGGACGCCACCGCAAGGGCCTTGACATGACGGCACCGTTTCGCAAGTACCAGCCGATCCCCGATGGCTCGACCTGTGACACCGAAGGGTGCGACCTCCCAGTCAAGAGGGAGGGGTACAAGGCCGGCAGGCACTTTGAGGGCTACGGCTACGCCTGCTCACATCACACCTCTCGCATGGAGACCGACAAGGTGTGGGGAGGGGACGTTCGACCCACCAAGAGGCAGGAGTCCTACACCCTCAAGCGTGTGCGGGCATCGTTGAAGATGCACGGAGCGAAACTGGAGAGTATCCCCGTCGGCGAACTCACCTTCCGCACCCGCCTGGATGTCCGCTGTCTTGAGTGTGGGGAGAGGGGGCGTAAGAGCATCGTCAAGGTCTGTAACACCGCAGACGCGATCAAGGCAAGCACTACGCCGCAGCGACCCAACGGCACCATTCTCGGTGAGGGCATCTGCGCCCCCTGTGGGAAGCGCAAGTCGACCGAAGCCCTCTGGGGTGAGGAAGGCTTCTTTGGGTCATGGGAAAGCAGGGCGGCAGACGCCATCGCCGAAGCCGCCTCCTACGGGTGGGACTACATCGACGATCCGTACCCTGGGCTGGAAAAGCGATGGACCCTGAGGCACCGTGGGTGTGGACGCCCATACGGAACGACGCTCTACAAGATGCGAACGTGCGCTGAGACTAAGACCCCTGTGCGTCCCGATTACCCGCATGCCGGTCAGGGATGTCCCCATTGCTCACCTAATGGGTACGACCCTGCACTGGCCGGCACCCTGTACCTCGTCCGTCGCGCGGGTGCGGTCATGGTCGGGATTACCAACACGACAGACACCCAACCCGGCTACGGCAGGATCAACCTCCACAGGGCCAACGGGTGGGTACTCGTTCGCACATGGGACCACTCTGATGGTCAGGTCATCTGGGATTGTGAGAAAGAGGTGCTTCGCCACTGGCGTGAAGACCTCAACGCCCCGCTGGTCAAGCCCGGCAGGGAATCGGCGTCCACCCGCAAGGTCGGGCTCCAGCGGACGATCGACTACATCGAGGGACTAAGGGAGAAGGTCTGATGGCAGCCGTTATTCGAGGTTTCCGCAACTGGGAGCGTTACAGCAAGATTAGCAACGCTTATCCGTGGGGCGACTGGTTCGACGGCCAGCAGTGGCGTCTAACCGAGGCCGATCTCCGAAATATGCCGTTTGACGACCTTGCGCGGTATGTCCACAAGAAAGCCGCGCAGTTTGGCATCAAAGCGAAGTGCAAACGCATCGAATACTCGATGGAGACCAAAAAGTACGCCGCGATGGTCATTGAGGCCACTTGCCCGATGTGCAAAGCCATCCACAGCGATTTAGAGGCGAAAGGCAAGAGGAAAGACGCTTGTTTCCTCAATGGCTTCTCGCCGAAGTTCGATTCTGCCGCTTTCAGGCGGTCCAGGAGCGAATACCTGGGTCAGCGTCCCGCTGGCTTTGGTTACGTAACGGTGGACGATGTCCACGGGAAGGAAGGCAAAAATGCCTAAGAAACGAGCGGCCGCGAAGGCCGACATCATAGAAAAGGTCGTAGCGAGCAATGACGATGTCATTCGGGCTCGCAGCGACTACC